ACAACCATGTAGTTACCAGTTGTGTAAGGATCGATGTAAACTTTGAAGCGACCATTTAGAACACCAGCAAAAGTATTACCAGTATCATCAACACTTAGTGAATCACTAAGAGCAGGAGTGTAGTCTAGAACACCAGCCATTGTTAATGCAGACGCAACGTCTGAAGAACAGATGATGATGTTAGCCTTGCCTCTACGAGTGCCTTTAGCAACCGCGTTGGCTTCGCGTTCAATTTGGTACATAAGACCTTTGAACTTTTCAACACTCCAACGACCGTTTGCGTCAACATCAAGATCGAAACGACCTGCAGTTGTTGTCTCAACAGCGCCTTGTTCAGCAGTTGTTACGATAGTACGAACAACTTCACGGTTAATTTCTGTTAGAACTTCTGCAGACAGAATGTTTGAAAGTTCTGTTTCAGCGTCTAGACCGTGGATTGCTTTAAGATCTTGAGCTAGTTCTAGTGAGTATTCAGCTTTTAGAGCTCTTGACTTCGCAGTCACGGTAACTTTCTCAATGCTGATTGACATTTCTGGGAATTCAGCGGTTGTGTTAGAACCAAGACCTTCAGCGAGAGATGTTTGAATACCACCTGCGAAAGCGTAAGTATTAGCACCAGCGTTGTTAGCAACGTCCGGAGTAGATCCAACGTTATCAGCTTCACCACCAACATCAGTAGAGGCACTGTAGCCTGCTGCTATTGCTGTTGAATTAGCACCACCACGACCAGTATGACCGGTGTTAACTTCATTGTAGAAAGTTTCATCGCCGGTTTGACCATCATAGTGTGAGCGTAGAGCAAAGATTAGTCCAGTTGGACCAGTCATTGGTTGAACACCACAAATATCATATGCGATCAGATTAGGCATAGAACGACGAACCAGTGAAATTAGAACTGGGTCAAAGTTATCAATGCTTGCGCCGGTCGCGTTTGTTGGTGCTGCTTCAGAAAGCAGCCCGCTTGTTCTATCTTCACGGATTGCATTTTCCGTATTTTCAAGCAACTGAGCTGTTACTGCGCGCTTGTGGGTATTCTTAATTTCCGGAAGGTCTTCTGCTTCCAGAAGTGGCTTCCACTTATTCATTACTTCTTCGGCTAGATTTGACATTTTAGTTACTTCTCCCTAATGTTTACTAAACCATTATTATTATTAGTTCAAATTTATTTATTAAACTACGTTTTTTTACTTATTTTTTGCGATATGTTTTAAATATGCATCCATTGTCGGTGTCTTTGCGCCGGTAGAAGCATCTTCTTCAAGCTCTTCAACATCGCCGTCAATTTCTTCAGTAATCAGACCAGTATTATTAGTGATTGTCTTTTTACCGAAATAGCTTTCCTTAAGAATACCAACCTTCTTAGCATATGCTTCAGGGTCAGTTTCTTCGACACCTTCAGCAAGATCAGTTAGTTTTTCTTTCTGAGAAACAGTTAATCCTTCAGTTGCTTCTGAAACGATTTGTGATTTTACACTTTCCTTAAGAGCAGCTTCAAGTTCCATCTTAGAATTGATAGATTCATTTAGCTTATCTTTTAGGCTATCAATTTCAGCTTTCATTTCACCAAGAAGATTGATCTTCTCTTCTGGAACGGTGATATAATGTTCGCTAAATAGATTTTGTAGACCGTGGATAAAGTTCTCAGCAATTTCTGCTCTTAGAGCAGTTTCAAGAGCAACTTTATTCTCTTTCATATATTCTTCTACATTGTAGTTCAAATATTGGTCTAGTTTTTCTGTAACTTCTTCAAAGATTTCATTTGCCTTTGTTTGAAGCTCTTCGGATAACTCTTCGCGAAGTTCTGTTTCTTTTTCGCCGAATTCTTCTTCAAGACGTACTGTCTCTAAATTGATTCGCGTGTTCAAAGCAGCTTCAAAAAGTGTTGATGCTTTATCTCTAAAGTCTTCAGATAGTTCTTCAGTTTCTTCTGAGAAGATTTCATCTAAATCTTCTTTGACAGCGCCTTTAGCAGCAGAAGGTTTAGCCGCAACAGAAGCTCTGTTCTTAGCAGCATTATCTCCAACCTTATCGGCTTCGTGACCAATTTGAGCCATAGAGTCATTGAAGAACTTAGTCATGTCTTCTTTACCGAGTTGTGCCATCAGTTTGACAAAAGTGTCAAGCATTTGGGACTTGGATTCTGTTCCGCTAGATCCAGCTTTAGGCTTAAGTGTATCAGCTGCAGCAGTGCCTTCATCAATTTCTGAAGTAGTAACTTCTTCAAGGCTTTCAGCCTTTTTGTCTGTCGCGTCCATTTTGTACTCCTTTGGGTAACTTAATTTTATTTATTAATTTTAAGGTTTTTAAATGCTTTGGATGAATTTTTCAAACACTTGTAGCATTTTTGACTCATCTAATTCTCTTGAGCGTGTAGCTTGTTCAATTTCTTCTTCAATTTCTTCAGCTACAAGAACGTTGTTTTTCCACACCCACTCAACTCCTTCCATGATACCATTTACAAAGGCATCTGGAGCAGAAGGATCCGCAACAATATCGGCTGCTGTAGCTAGTTTGAAGTCGTTCTGAACTTCATTAATTCCTTTAGAGTTGGTTTTAATTGAACCAATACCTCTAGAAGAAACTCCGAGCTGAACGCCTGATTCGATAAGACCACGGGCAGTATTGCCCATTTTCGTTCTGGTTAACTTGGCAGAACCATGCCAGTCGGTCCCAATCTTCTTCAATTCAGTAATCACATGTGAAACGCGGTCTAAATTGATTTGTGGTCCTGACGGGTGACCTAATTCGCCCATCGCTCTATTTTTATTTACAGTCTCGTTGATATAGCGATGAACTTCTTGGTCCATTACTTGTTCAGGATAAACTCTACCGTTACGATTCTTAATAGCAGATTGTAAGAACACGCCTTTAATGAACATGTCCTTTTTGCCAGTTTCCTCGTCGATTAGCTCTTCAACCATTTCAACGTCTTCGTTGATTTCTGTGATCAGTTTCATTTGCATTATCCTACTAGGTACTCAGAGGTACCTGCTCCTTTCTTCTTAAGTTCGATGAAAGCATAGCAAGTACCAGTAATTGCAACAACCACTGGATCAGCTGCATTAATATTTAGAGACATTCCACAACCAGCATAATCATACCAACCAGTTGAATCGTAAGCACCAATTAATTCACCACCTCTAGTGATGGTAACGCTGCCGCCGCCTGTACAACCGGCAAATACTTGAGTAATATATGCTCCAGTAAGTACTTCATCCGCTATAGCAATATCAGAGACACCAGTCGCGCCAGCTACAACAATAGTGTCTGTAGCATTCAGATGTACTTGCGCTGAAATGTTTCTCTTATTGGACGTTACTGTAGTTGTCATTAGGCTTCATCCTCAGAATTCTTTTCCGAAATGATGAAGTTCATAATGTCATTAACACTATCTTCGTCGATGATATGTTCAATCATTTGGAATTGGTTATCTTCATTTAATTCTCTGAATAGATCAACAAAAGAATTGATATGTGACTCTGGAAGATATTCTTCTAACTTAGCAATAAGCTGGTCTTCTAAACTAATCGCTGAGGTGTTAACATCTTCGGTAACATATCGATCAATAAAGCTATTAATAACGTCTTCTTTAGTTTTAATATCTTCTTTAATTTTAAGACGAGACCAGTTGTTTGACCTTGCGTCTTTTCTGTGCGATTTAGCTGCCTTTTCAGATTGTTTAGCTTTAGCTAAACTCTGCATAGATTGGCGCTGTCTAGCTTTAGATTGGTGTTGGTTCGATTTACTTCGATTGTAGAAGTAACCGTCATCATCGCCATCAATATCATCTTCGTCAGATCTGATTGAATGTTTCTCAGCCGCTTTATTGTGATAATCAATCTTCTTTTGAACTTTTTTAGAATAAGAGTTGAGTGTAGATTGAGAAATTTCTTCAAGTTCTTCTACTTCTTCAAATAGGCTTTCATAAATCTCATCAGCAAATTCTAATAAATCATCTGTTTCAATTTCTTCACCTAATTCTTCGTAGTAGGCTCTAATACCTTCAGCGATTTCTTCTAGACCCTCTTTAAAGTGATGATAACCTACAGCAACTTTACGATTGCCCGCATCGGTGCCACGATTAAGATGTACTAATGAACCAGTTCTTTCAGCAGAAACATTGCTACCAGTTTCATCTTTAAATGATGTCTTTTCGCCCTTTTGAAGAGCTCTGATTTTATTTTGGTGCTCAGGGTGCAGAGGAAATGATTGACTATTACCATCATGTACAGTAATAACATGACCACCTTTGATGGCAGTCTTTTTTACTTCTACACCTTCAGTGACAACATCTTCTTTTACGTCTTTGTCTGACATAAGATTACCTTTATTTCTATGAAGAGATTCGTAAACATCAGCATCTTCGCCTGGATTATATCCGTGGTCTGGACTTCTATCAACACCCTTAACATTCTTTGCTTTAAAGACATCGTCACCATTCCCATTAGCATCTTTATGCTTGATGGTGATGTGTTTATCAACGAAACGTTGTTCGCCTTTAGCTTTTGGGCGGTAGACCTCAAAAAATTCTTTAGTTGTCTTCTTCGGCATCAGTATCTCCTAGCTCTTCCAAGTCTTCTTCTAGATCAAGATCTTCTAGATCGAGATCAAGATCTTCTAGATCTTCATCGTCGGATTCATCTAAACCTTCTTCAGAAACTTCTACTGGAGCTTCGGCTTCTTCCTGTACTTCTTCTCCGGAACCATAAATACCTTCGGCAATAGATAGTCTCATTTCTTCAACGGCTGAAGAAATTTTCTCATCCATCAATTCGGTATATACGTCCGCAAAGCCCAGAGCGTCATCTGAAACAGAATTTTGCAGTAAATCTTTTGATGTTGGCATTTTCGAATGTCCTTTTTGATTATATTTATAAACTTATAAGTTTGAATTAATTAGAAGGGCCGGAGGATTGTTGTTGAGGCGATACTGGCCCATTTTCAGGCGCTCCTCCATCTGGGCCACCCGGTGGCATTTCTTCCATTGGAGGATTGTATTGAGGATCATTTCTTTCCTCTTCAATTTCCTCGTCCATCGTCTCCATTTCTTCATCACTCTGTTTAAGAATATTCTTCCTGATCCACTGATGCGAATAATACTTATCAGCGTAATCATCAATATCTCTTAGGAGAGTAACTCTCTCCCTCATAATCTCTTGCTCTTTTAATTCAGCATAGTAGTTATCTTGAGCGTATCTGAATTCGATTAGATTTTTTGCTTCATCCCACTCTTCGGGTGTAAGTACTTGTTTAAGAATAAGCTGTCTTTCGAGAGCTCTAATGAATAGAATAGAGAATTTGTTTCTTAAGCGCTGAATAAATTTCGCAAAATTAACTTCATCGCGACTGATTTCTGTCGATCTACCTAAATTGAAATTAACATCTGAATCTAATCTAGACTGAGGAACTTTAAGTGACTTATAAAGTAACTTTTGGAAATATAGAATATCATCAATTTGACCTAGGTTTTCACCACCTGGTAGAGTAGTAATTTCGGTACCACGACCACCTTCTCTACGTGGAAGCCAGAAGTCTTCCAACATGGTCATAAACTTGCGAGTGTCTTTAATTTCACCTGTACCCTGATCGTACACGGTTTTATTTTTAAACTTGACCATCATGTCGCGGACGTACTGTTCAGCCTTCATCTTGGGAAGGTTGCCGACATCGATATAAAAGATTCTTCTTTCAGGAGCTCTAGAAATACGATAAATGACTAGAGAGTCTTCCATAGTCTTAAGCATATTTAGAGGTTTGATAGCTTGATGGAGATGACCGAGAACTAGATCACCACCACTCGAACTAGGAATACCTGAAGTGCAATGGATGATAGAGTCTTTAGCAATTCTTAAACCATTTGCTGAACTAGTCGATGGAACAGCTTGGGTGCCTGCCATTTTAGACCAGCCACGTTCATTAAAGACGTAGTATTCTCTCGTTACCTTTTTAAATGTGGTACCGTCTTCTGAGCGAACTTCTTTCTGTTGTCTTACTTTTCTGATCTTGCGCGGATCGATATAGCGAAGTTCGGTGATCCCTTTCATAGGATCATTTTCGTCAATGATACAGTGATAGTACAGTCTACCATCAGTATACCATTTTTTAGCAATATCATATGAGAGCTCATTGAACTCCATAATCTGAAGAACTTCATTAAATTCTTCGTTGATTCTTTTCTTT